GCAGACACTGGCTTACAATTTGTTAATACTTCTCAAATTATTAGACCGCAAAACTTAACCACAAATTCAGCTATTGATGCTCAAGTTGACCTTGGACAATCAGCATATCGCTTCAAAGACCTTCACCTGTCAGGCACTGCTTATACTAATGCCTTGGGCGTGGGAACAACATCACCAGCGGCTAAGGTCGATATAGTTGACACTGCCGCAGACGTTCAACTACGTGTCTATAAGTTTGACGGTACTAACAACACTCGTCTTACTCTGACTGCCGATGACAGTGGTGCCAAGATCCACTACAGAGACGCTACAAACGGCGGTGCCTTGCGCTTCAATAACAACGCAGGGGAGATGGCTAGGTTTGATACTAGCGGCAATCTTCTGGTTGGCCGAACTTCAGTAGGCACTACAGGAACAGGCCATAGTATTCGTGGAGGTGACAGCGCAATATTTGCTCGTGCAGGTGGTGAGGTTTTAATCATTGCACGAAATACAAATAATGGTCAGGCTGTTCGTTTTGATTGCCAAGGTACTAATGGTGTTGGCTCAATTGACGTTACTACTTCCGCTACTACCTACAACACCTCTTCAGACCAACGCCTCAAAGACAACATCGTAGATGCACCTTCTGCTTCTGACGACATTGACGCTATCCAAGTACGTTCGTTTGACTGGAAGGCTGACGGGTCACACCAGAAGTACGGCATGGTTGCACAGGAACTACAGGGCGTTGCACCAGATGCAGTGTCTGAAGGCGTAACCGAAGAAGACATGATGGGCGTAGACTACTCAAAGCTAGTACCTATGATGTTAAAAGAAATTCAATCACTACGTGCCAGAGTGGCACAACTCGAAGGAGCAAACTAATGGCTACATGGACTATCGCAACACTTGAGCGTCACGTATCAGACGGTGGCGTTATCGTCGCACACTGGCGTGTAACTGAATCTGAAACTGTTGGAGAAGATACTTACTCTGCTTCTTCTTATGGCACTTGCAGTTTCTCATATGACCCTGAGGACCCCTCATTCGTTCCATACGACGATTTAACAGAAGAAGTTGTTATGGGCTGGGTATGGGAAGAAGTCGATCAGGAAGCTACTGAGGCGTCCCTAGCGGCTAACATTGCAGAACAGAAAGATCCTGTTACTGTTGATGGTGTGCCTTGGTAATGCCTGAGATTGATGACAACACCAAAGTAGCTATACCGCTAAGGAACTTAGTTGCTCTTGGTGCTGGCATCGTTATGGCTACTACTGCTTACGTAACTCTTGACACTCGTATCATCTCGATCGAACACGGTCAAGAAATACAGAACATGAACATACTGGAAAACTCTGCGTTTGTTCGTGAGTGGCCTCTAGGTCTACGTGGTGCGTTACCAGACGATCTTATACAGAACGCTAAGATCATGGCTCTGGAAGAACGCAACGTAGAGATACACGAGTTACGTAGGCAACTAAATAAAATAGAAGTAGAGATAGGTAAATTAAATGCACAGGTAACTGTGGACCATCAGGGCGGTAAGGAATAGTCATGTCAGATCTAGAGCAAGCATTAAGTCGGTTAGAAGCTCATGAGCGTGAGTGTAGTATTCGTTATGAAATGATTCAGATGCAACTGGATGCACACAATCAACGCTTTGACAAGCTTGAGAAGATGATGACAGGTGGCTTTGCTTCTATTGCTCTTATCGTCACTATGGCTATTGCTATCTTGGAGTTTGCTAGATGATACAGGCTTTGATTGGCCCTATTGTTAATCTTGTTGGTGGACACCTTCAACGTAAGTCTGAAGAAAAGAAGGCTGTCCATGAGCGTAAGATGGTAGCTATACAGCAGGACGCTAACTGGGAAAACATCCATGCTAACAACGCAAACAACTCATGGAAAGACGAATGGTTTACTATTTTGTTTTCAGTCCCGTGTGTTCTTGCGTTCTTTCCCTCTATGGTTCCTGTAGTAATGTCTGGTTTTGCTGCGTTAGATTCTATGCCTGAGTGGTACAAAGGTTTTCTAGGCGCTGCTGTGGCAGCATCGTTTGGCCTACGTGGTCTGGCTAACTGGAAGAAATAATATGGCTGTAAAACAAGACGCAACTATAGACGAAAACCCACAAGGTGGAATGCTTACAGGCAACAATCAAGCTGTTTCGGAATCTACACCAGCCGAAGAAACTGACACACCTGAGCAACAGACTTTTACTTTTGTTGAAGGAATTGAAACAGGAAAAGGCTCTCAGAATTATCTTTACGGTCAAGAAGGGGAAGTTCAACAATTAACCGTAGATCAGTTGCGTGACTACTTTGAAGGAGACAACGTAAACCGTCTTCAAGAGCAGTTTGGTTCTTTTGACAACTACCTTGCTTACATGACTGAACGTGAGCAGCTAATCCAGTCTGGCGACTATAGTGTAGGTAACTGGGCAGAAGCAGACGCTGGTTTTACTGAAGACCAAGAGATGATTCTTGAAGGCGATGCTGATCTTACTATTGATGCTAGTGACCCTACTCAAAACTTAGAAAACATACGAAGACAGCAAACAAGCAGCCAATCAGGGGCTTATCAAAACTGGCTTAACTCTGATACCAACCAAGCACTACTTAAAAAGTACGGTGTTAATCCTGATGTTTACTCTGATTCAGGCGATAGGTTTAAGTGGAACGGCTCTGCTTACGTTAAAGTTGAAGACACGGGTGTTGGTGTTTCTGATTATGCTTTAGCTGGAATGATGGCAGGAGCTGGTGCGTTTCTTGGTCCTGCGCTAAGTGGTGCTATGGGTGCTGGAGCAGGCGCAGCAGGAGCTGGTGGTATAACTGTTGGTGGTGTCGCAGGTTCTGCTGCTGGTAATGCACTAGCAACGGCTATTGTGCAAGGAGTAGTAAACGGTGAAGTAGACACTAGTAGTTTAGCTTCTGCGGCTCTTCAAGGTGGTCTTCAATATATCGGTGACGCTATTAAAGCAAGCGGCCTTGCAGAAGTAGGAGGAGACCTAGGAGCAGCGGCTGACAACGCTATTTGGGACATGGCTGACCGTTTAGGCACTGATTACGACACAGTGTTTAACATAGGTTCTGACATTGCAAGCGGTGCTATTTCAGGACAAGACGTAGAAGAAATAGCACTAAACGCACTACAAACATATAGTACTAGTGAAATTCAAAATCTTGTTCGTGAAACTTATGCTAATTCAATGGGAAACATTGACGTTGATAATGTGTTTCGTGAAGGAGAAACAACCATTCCCGTTGCAGCACTTAATCCTCTTATTGAAACAGCGGTTGGTGGTTTTTTTGGTGAAGATGTAGATGCGGAGGATATAGCAAGGGCTTTGTATGACAGTGCAACATACAGTGACCCGGATTCTGTAGATGCCGACATGACACTAAGGTTTCTCGATCCCGGCATAGACTTACCAGATGTCGATTTATTTGAAGGCACTTTACCAAACTTTGAAACACCCGAAGAAATAAAACAAATTGAAGATGTTGCAAGAGCAGTTGGAAGCGAAGCAGAAGACATAACTAGAGACGTTGTTAGACCTATTGGAGAAGCAGCAGAAGAAATTAAAGAGGCGCTGCCTCACGGAACAACACCAGATTTAGGAGACGGTTTAAATATAGAAGGCCCAGACATTGCTTTACCAGAAGGTCCGGATATAGATCTACCAGATGGTCCAGACATAGACCTACCTAGTATAAAATTAACTGGCGGGGGTGGTGGTAGTATGTTAGGTGGTTCTCCGTACATGGCTGGAATTAACTATCAACTACCTCAATCACAAATGATACTGTACAAACCACCTACAGCTAATGAAATACTAACTGACTTTACAAACGGCCTAGTTGGGCAACGAGGAATGCTTGTATGACGTACCTTAATATTGTTAATAATGTACTACGTCGTCTAAGGGAAGATGAAGTAACAACAGTAACTGCAAACACGTATTCTACAATGGCTGGTGATTTTGTTAATGACGCTAAGCAGTTAGTAGAAGAAGCTGCTGATTGGTCTGCACTGCGGGATACTATTGTTAAACAAACAGCAGGCAGTGACTCGTTAATACTAACAGGCTCAGGCGACAATGTCAAAGTCATGTCTGTAATTAACGATACTCAAAACTGTTTTATGGGTTACCAAACTAAAGACTGGTTTAATGAGCAGCTTTACATTAACAATGGTACTACAGGCTCTCCCCGATACTATACGTTTAATGGTTTAGATTCTACTGGCGACACTAGAGTACTTGTTAGCCCACATCCTGATGGCGCTTATGCTTTACGTTTTGACGTTATTAAACGACAAGCACCTTTAACTAACGATACTGATGTTTTACTTGTGCCTTCACAGCCAGTTATACACCTTTCTGTAGCTTTGTTGGCTCGTGAGCGTGGCGAAACAGGCGGTACTTCTACTGCTGAATACTTCCAAATCGCTGATAAGTACTTGTCTGACGCTATTGCTATTGACGCAGCTAAACACCCAGAAGAGATGATCTTTAGGACTATCTAATATGGCTCAAGAACTAAAAAGTATTAATCTTCTGGCTCCGGCATTCAAAGGTGTTAACACCGAAGATTCGCCGTTGGCACAAGATCCGTCATTTGCAGAGATTGCAGATAACGCTGTGATTGACAAACGTGGTCGTATTGCTGCACGTAAGGGCTATACATTAACAACTACTTCTGCTACACCTCTGGGCAATAATGCTATCAGGGCTGTTCATGAGTTTGAAGACAACCAAGGCAACACTGAAATACTGAGTGCAGGCAACAATAAAATACTTAGCGGTACAACAACTCTTGTTGATGAAACACCGGGCGGTGGTTATAACATTACTGCTGACAACTGGAAGATTGTAAACTTTAACAATAAATCTTATTTGTTTCAAATTAACCACGAGCCTTTAGTGTACGACGGTTCTTCTGTAGTCACACTATCAAGCGTTGCTGGCGCTGCTGGTATTACAGGAAAGCACGGTAATGAAGTACTTGCGGCGTTTGGTAGGCTTTGGGTTGCTGACGTAAACAACGACAAGTCTACTGTATACTGGTCAGACCTTTTAATCGGCCATGACTTTGCAGGTGGTACTAGTGGTAGTATTGACATCTCTAAAGTATGGCCTGACGGTTATGATGAGATTGTATCTTTAGCGGCCCACAACGGATTGTTAATTATATTCGGTAGACACAGCATTGTTGTATATCAAGGCGCTGAAGCACCAGCAACAATGAGTTTGTTTGATACAGTTAACGGAGTAGGCTGTGTTGACAGAGATACGGTACAATATACAGGTACTGACGTATTGTTTTTGTCACACGAAGGACTAAGAAGTTTTGGCAGAGTTATACAACAGAAGTCTCTGCCTTTAACAAAACTAAGCAACACAATTACTAAAGATATTATCCAGCTTATACAAGAAGAAAATCAATTTTTTAGATCTGTTTACAGCCCAGAAGAAAACTTCTACTTAATAACTTTTACCAGTCAAAAGATGACGCTCTGTTTTAATTTAAAAGGAACTTTAGAAGACGGATCATATAGAGTTACTCGTTGGCCCTCTTCTGTTTTTACGGCGTACCGCAGAAAAGATAACGGAGATTTATTAATAGGCGTCATCGGCGGCATAGGAGAGTACAGAGGGTATACTGACAACAGCTCTTCATATCGTTTTAAATATTATAGTCCTAGCTTATCCTTTGGGGATTCTTCTAAAATTAAAATACTTAAGAAGATTCGTCCAGTTATCTTTGGTGGTAACACATCCGCAGTGTTTTTAAAGTGGGCGTATGATTTTGATACAAACTATAAAACAGCAAGTATTGATCTTGGGGACCAAGTACCTTCATATTACGGCGTTGCTGAATATAACGTAGGTAAATATAACCAAGGATTTTTGTTAAACAGATCAAGCGTTAATGCTACATCATCTGGCGCTACTGTTGTAGTAGGACTTGAAGCAGACATAAACGGATTTGAGATGTCACTTCAAGAAATTAACTTATTAGCACTAGTTGGTAAAACGATTTAACGGAGAAATATAATGAGTCTTGACGATATTCGAAATTTTTTGGGCGATAACAGCGGCCTTTTGGGTTTAGGCGGAGCAGGTCTAGGCGCTGCGTTGGCTTATCAAGGTTATGAAAACTTGGGAGACATCGGTCAGCAAGCATACTCAGAACTTGCTGGCCCAGATGGTCTTGCTCAACAACTAACAGGAATGACAGAGTTTCGTCCTTTTGGCGTTACCACTGCTACTGGTAGTCAGTTTGGTACGCAAGTTGATCCTGCTACAGGACAACTCATGTCTACCATGACGCTTTCTCCTGAAGAACAAGCGCGTCAACAACGGTTGTTTACAGCTTCTGACGAGTTTTTAGGACAGGCTACAGGTATGTCAGTGCCTGAGCGTGAACAAGCTGTGTTTGAACGTATGCAGCTTGCTATGTCTCCTGCTCAGGAACGTGAGCGTCTTGCGTTAGAACAACGTTTAGCCGCACAGGGACGTTTAGGCGTCACTACTGGTATGTTTGGTGGAACACCTGAGGCGTTGACATTGGCTAAAGCTCAAGAAGAAGCGCGTAATCAAGCTATGTTACAGGCTATGCAGTTTGCTGGACAAGAACAAAACCGTTTAGCAGGACTAGGTACAGGAATGATGCAAGCAGGCTACGTACCACAACAGCAGTTGCTGCAGGGCATTACACCCGGAATGACAGCGGCTGAGCAAGCACGACAACAACAGAACATTCAGGCTCAGACGTTTGGTGAAACTTACGCTACAGGTCTGGAGGCGTTACTACAATCAGGTCTTGGACAAGCTAATATTGCTGGAGGGTTTGGTTCTTCTATGGCACAAGCCGCTCTTGGCGGTTTATTTAAGTAAGGAGAAAACACAATGGCTACGTTTTCACAACAGTTCCTAGCTAATCTAGGTAGACCCGCCATGACACAAGGTATGTTCAATCTTGGTGCTGCTATCGGTGCTGCTCCTGCTCAGGCTAAAGCAAAGCAGTTAGAAGAAGAACGTAAGAAGCAGTTAGCAGGTTTTGACCCCAACACTGTTGAAGGTCTTCAAGGTTTAGCGCAGTACTACCAGTCTCAAGGCGATTTACAAAGCGCAGCTCAGCTTGCTACTGCTGCTAGAAACCTATCAACTCAGGAAGCAAACGCAACAGCCTTAGCCAACCGAAAGGTACAAATCAGCACTCAAGCTACAAACCTTGGTCTTGACGACTTAGCGTCTCAGATTGCAAACGTGACTGACAGTAAAGAACTTGGTGATCTTGTAGGCACTATGATTGACTATCGCCTCAAGAATATGCCAACGCAAACACCAGCCCAGCGTAAGCAGTTAGCTAGGCAGCGTGGCATCAGTGACAAACTATTTACAGAACTAGGACTAGGCCAAGCTCCTGACCAAGTGTTTAACGACGTACTCACAGGTCAACGTGGTGGTGACATTGAGTTTTTCCTAAAGGACGGTGAAGTACTGCCTTTCCGTACTGAAGAAGGACAGGTGTACGACAGAGAGAACAACACATGGGTCTCTGCTCAACAAATGGGTCTACGTAAGGCCCCGCCCGAAGTTCAAAAGATTGAAAACATTGGTAGTACAATGGCAGAAAAAATCATGGGCGAGGGTGTAGCTAACTTGTCATCCGGACGTGACGCTGCAAACAAGGCTGTAACCAGTATTGAGTCTATTGACACGTCTCTTGAAAACATTGACAACATGTTTACAGGCTACGGTGCTACCTTTAGAATGGACGTTGCTAGGGCAGCACGGGTAGCGGGTGTTGATATATCAGATGTGGACCAGATAGAAAACACGGAAGAGTACGCTTCACTAGCAGGCGCCCGTGTTGCTGACTACATTACCAACTTGGGTGCTGGTACAGGTTTGTCGGATGCGGACAGAACTTTTGCAGAAAAAGTAGTAGCAGGCGACATTGGAATGAGTCCTGAAACTATGCGTAGACTTTTGACTACTATTAGGAAACAAAATGTACGGACCATTAACAACTACAATAGCCTCAGAGGTACTGTAGAAGGTGAACTAACAGGAAAAGAAAAAGCAGCTATGGCTTTCTTCCCGCTGGTTGATATGCCGCCAGAGAGGGTGGAACCTGACGTTGACGACACTGATTTGACTACAGGGTCAGCAGTAACAGTAGGCGGCGTTCAATACATAGTGGACTAATAATATGAAGACAGCAACTGATCCAACAACAGGCAAAAAAGTATACTGGGACGGACAACAGTGGTTGCCTCTTAAGACTGCCACTAATCCACAAACAGGAGCACAGGTAGGTATTGCAGGAGGACAGACGTTCTCTTTGAGCACTCCTACTGCTACTCCTTCTGTTAGTGACATGTTTGGCCCTGAGATGGCTGCACGAGAAACCCTCAGAGGAGAACTAGAGCAGTTTGGTCCTGAGGTGTCTCGTAGGGCACAAAACGTCATGGGAGACGATCCAAGCCTTCTACGTCAGCTTTATCAGGCACCAGAGTTAGCTCTCATTGGAGGCTCTCAAGCAGCTAGAGCAGGCGGTGCAACATTGGCTACTTATGTTAGCTCTTGGATTCCTAACTCAGTCAAGGAAGGAGCAGAAGCAGTTTACGATAGTATAAAAGATACTCAACCCTTCCGACTAGCAGCTCAAGCAGCTTCTCTAGGTGACGCAGGATACCAAGCGTTTAAACAACGTATGCCTGAGGCTGCGGAACGCTTTGAGTCTGCTGTGGACGTAGGCCTTTTGTTTAGCCCTAGACCAGACATACCTAGACTAGACATAGCCAAAAGAGGCGCACAAAAGAAAGCCACGCAACTCGTAAGAGAAAACAAGAAGGACGGTGTTACACTTCTGTTAGAACCTGTGACACCAGAGATGCGAGACGTGTTTGAAGAAAAAGGTGTCTTACGTACAAAGACGTGGGAGCCTAATGACTTTGACAACTTGGTCATTGACACAGTTACCGACATGAAGGGCGTAAAGCCAAACCGATCGTACACCTATAATTATCGTGAAGTGCAGAAAGAAGTAGCAGGAGCTAAACAAGCTACTGACAAGATGATTGTAGCCCAAAACAAAGCCATTAATTCCGACAAGTTTCTGGAGGACATGCAAGGGGCTATTGACGAAGTCCTAAAAGACGACATCGTTCGTATAGCAACCGGAGACATACAAAAGCAGCTTGCTGAACTGTCAGATATTGTCCTTGAGTCTGTGCAGACTAGAGGTTCAGACCTTGTGGGTGTGCTAGAGGTTCGACGCAAGTTTGATGACCTAATCAACAACTTTGACGGAACACCTAACGCTAAATCTATTGCTGCCAGAAAGATCCGTGGTGTACTTAACGACACACTGAAGGCCAACACTCGTGGAGACAAGCTTCACAACCTGTTGACTAAACAGTTCCACGGTATTACGGCTATGGAAGACATGCTGCCTAAGCGTAATGCAGAGGCTAGAGACGTAATTAGCCGCGCAGTACGTAACCTACAGTCTGTAGATCTTTTGCCCAATACTGTTCTAGCTCTTAGTGCAACAGGTACTACAGCCTTAGGTCTTACTGGAGGTGCTGTGCCTGCTACTATTGCTGGTGCTTTAGGTGCCACAACGTATGTTGGACTACAGGCCCTTAAGCCACGTAATGCCGCAAGAATCTATGCGTCCATGCTTTCTGCTATTGACAAAGCTATTCCTTTGACTAAAGGCACTGCCCTGAAAGAACTAGAGATGGACCGGATCCTATTAGTTGACCTCATTGACCAGACTCGTGAAGAGATTAAGGAAGAAGAGAGTGAGTGATTTTCAGAAGAAACGACAGGAATACATGGCGGTACGCAAAGGTGCTTCTAGGGTAGGCTCTACAGCACAAACCTATAGTCAACAAGCTGCTTCTGCTTTTCTTAACCCCGCTGTTGAAGACCCTTTTGGTACTGCTCCTGTTCGCGTAGAACGGATGAGAGGAGGGCCTAACGCCTTTGGACCTGTAGAAACAACCACAGTTGACGCTATGGCTCCTCTTAACTTTGTTGCTGAAGAAGCACTGACTCTTGCTAACTACGTCCCCGTAGGTGGTCTTGGGATGATGAGGAGAGGCTCTCAGATTACACGAGAGGCTCTGCCTGACTTAAAGAGGTTGAAAGAAGGCTCTGGTTTGTTTTTGA